GCTGGCTGTTAAGCAGCGTGTTACACGTGTAAACCAGCAATTCTGCTGGAACACCAGGCCCTAGGAGGAATTTATGGCTGAGCTAATTAGTAAGGAATCGACTAATAGTCGAAACCTCTCAGGTACTACTTATTTCGGTACTCAAGATGGGGGCGTCACAAGTGCGACGTCAACGCTTAAGTATCTAGAGAAGGATACCTTTGAAGGACGCAAGAACCCGCGCTGGAAAGCCCAGGTGAAAAATGGAGTTGACGCTACTACACCTTATGAGGGTGTACGGCGGCACTTCCACACCAAAGCTTATACAGCAGAGGAGAACTGCGTCTATACTAATTACTCATACCCATATTACTTGGTTAATGCGTTGAGCCATGGTAGAGATTACCACGGCGAGGCAACTGTAACCGAGTTTCCGATTCCCAGTGGGGTGCTAACAAAGGCCGATAATCGGGCTAAGCAAGAATTTGTGAGCAAGATCCGAGCAAAACAAACCGCATTTCAAGGCGGAACGTTTCTCGGAGAACTTGGCCCCACAGTTCGAGCTATACGAAATCCGGCGCAAGGATTGCGAAGGGGATACGACCAATACCTCCGTGCCACGAAGAAACGTGGTTACTTGGTACGTCGCATCATGTCACGGAAAGAAAGAATCCGTGAAGCCACTCGCATTGCGTCGGACACCTGGCTAGAGTACGCACTCGGTTGGTTGCCTCTGATAAATGAAACTCAAAACGCTATTACAGCGCTTAAAGAGAATCAGATGTTTGAGGAAACATATTCCGAGAGGGTCGTTGGGTTTGGCGAAGAGGACTTTGTTTATAACATTGTGCCTTCGTCTACCCAAAGACGACCTGGCTTCTCGTACGACAGTGTAAAAACTGGATACGTGCAAGTCAAGTACTATGGCGGGGTGGGTGTCGGACCGAGCGCTGTAGGATATGCAGCCAAGCAGGTCGGATTACATCCGTCTAATTGGCTTCCTACAGTTTGGGAGCTCGTTCCGTACTCTTTCGTAGTAGATTACTTCTCCAATGTTGGAGGAATAATCGACGCTGCATCTATTGGTAACACAGGCTTGAAGTGGAGCTGCAAGGTGGTCAGGACTCGTACGCAAAATAAACTAACCAATTGGAAGTTTATTCCGTACTATCCTTCACCTTGGAGCCACGCATCAGGCCCAATTGTTACCCGTGGTGCAGTGTCACCCGGAGGTAGCTTCGGATACACTACAAAGGCGTCTCGGACTGCGATAAGCAGTCTTGTTCCGTCATTGGAATTTAATTTTCCATGGTCGGGAACTCAGTGGATTACCCTATCCGCTTTGCTAGGTGCTAGCGCAGAGGTAAGGAAGCTATTCAAGATCTAGGACAATGGTGTCCCTAGGCTTGTGTAAGACAACAACTCACAGGAAGAATATCCTATGTTTGATGGCATGACTAACCCCGTAGTAGGGGCCAGTGTAACCGGCTTAACTTCGCCGACTTACACACATTCCTCGGATGGAGCACCAAATGCTCACAGTGATCAAGTTGCCGTCACCTCTTTAGGTGGCACGCAAGGCGACGCTGTGGCGCATTCAGTCTCCAGCCCGTTCACCATTACCGTGGAGCGCCCGGCAAACCTTCGACAGGTTGGCCAGGTTAACCCAGTTTCTGGTGTATTGGGCAATGTTCCGTATAATGTCTATACGGTACGCGTCCGAAAGGGTGCAGTACCGTTGTCAGGTCAAAGTCCCCGCATTGCTAGGTTTGAGGCTAAAATCTCAATACCTGCAGGTGCGGATACGGCTTCGGCTGACGACATTAGAGCGGGTCTTAGCTGCTTTATAGGTTCGTTGAACGACCTATCAGCTGAGATTGGAACGCTGCAAGAAACCGGCATTTTGGGGTAGGTTATGGAAACCATAATCTGCCACAAAGCTGGCCTAATTGCATTTGTTGCAATCATGACCCTCTTTATCGCTGGATGCATCGCATCGATAACTGCGAAGGAACTGGACGCGAAAGCGTGCACTCCTTCTAGCAGCATTGATTGTGATGAACCCCGCGAAACGGAGGGAGCTCGACCCGAGTAGCAATTTCGCTACAGGAACAAAACATTGAGGAACATTATTAATGGCTATCCACTATAACGCTCTTTACAATGACCTGTTACAGGACCTTTCCGACTGGCTCCCTGGGGATGCTCTTCTAATGAACGAAGATCAAATCCAGGATATCGAGCCTTGGCCGGATATAACCCTTGAGCAGTTTCGTGCGCTAATGTTAGCTAAGTCTTTCTTCAAGAAACTTGAAGATAGGACCAATGCTAAAGCGGACGCGGCTGCCCTCGAAAAGTTCTTGCAAACCAACATGGAATGCAAGTACTGGTTACTCGATCTAGACTATACCGCATCTGAACAGCAGTTGCTTGGCACGTTTAAGAAACACGTGTACAACTTCTACTGGAAAGATGGACTAACGTCTATCCTACCCGACTTCTCTGACATCTACGATGCTGGAGGAGTTGGACCAGGATCGTCTATAGGGGCACACGGAAATGACTTCTTTACGAAGTTGTTTTCCAGTCCCTTGTCGACGACATCGATGGGTCTGTACTCTGCTTACGAGCACAACTGTCAAAAAGTCCCCAACTGGGCCGACGCTGAAAAGCATCGCTATGCCGAGTTCGGTGAACCAACAGTTGTTACAGGTAACCGTCTTTCCTTCGTTCCAAAGAACCACAACATCTCTAGAGGAATCTGCACCGAACCCACACTGAATATGTTCTTTCAGCTAGGGGTCGGTAGGCATATAGAGAAAAGGCTGTCCCAGTACTTCGGGATTCGCCTGGCCTCACAGCCTGATTTCAATAGAGCACTGGCATGGGAAGGTAGCATAGACGGTCAATATTCAACCATTGACCTATCGTGTGCATCCGATTCCATGTCCTGGAGCATGCTTCAACATGTTTTGCCCCCCGGTTTTGCTGGGTGGTTAGACTTGTTTAGAAGCCCCTCCGTGACTCTCCCTGACGGGAGAGTAGTCGAGCTAAACATGGTTTCGTCTATGGGTAACGGATTCACGTTTCCATTACAGACGTTCATATTTAGCTGTGTTGTCTCTGCAGTCTATGAAGAATTAGGTATCAAACTTCGTAGAAATCTACATCCTGCCAGCCATGTTAGCAACATGACTGAAGGGTGCCACCACCTCGACCCTCGTAACATTGAGGTCGGGAAAGTGGGAAACTGGGGGGTGTTCGGTGACGACATAATTGTCGAAACCAGAGCGTACGATCTTACTGTACGCCTTTTGAACCTCCTTGGTTTCAAGATTAATGCAGAGAAGTCCTTCTCTGAAGGATGGTTTCGTGAAAGCTGTGGAGGTGACTTTTTCAAAGGTCACCAATCCCGAGGGGTTTATCTTAAGTCCCTCAAGACTCCCGCTTCACGATATGTCGCAATAAATCGTCTAAACGAATGGACGGCAATAACGGGAATCCCGTTAAAGCGCACCGTTCGCCGACTCGTCAAGAGTGTACGGTACCTACCAGTACCTCTTGCTGAGAATGACGACGCAGGGATTAAAATCCCTTCCGATCTATTGCCTGACTACATCGACATTAAGAAGAACCGAACGCTATATGTAGATACTCATACAAAGAGTATCGCTTACAGGGTTTGGGCTTCTAGGCCGGTGAAAATCAAGCTTAGTGAAGGAGAGATTAGACCTCCGAAAGGTGCTCGGAAACGTTTATACAACGCTCCGGGTCTTTTAGAGGCTTTCCTACGCGGCGACATCAACCGTGGAACTCTTAGCATCCGAATGGGTGCGCCGAGGTACACGGCGAAGATGGCACTTACTCCCAACTGGGATTACGTGCCGACGGTGGGGAAGCAATTCCCTATCGGCCAGGCGCCATTTGCTATGGCGATTCGAACTAACATGAATAGTTAGTTCGAGCCCACGGGGAGCCTAACAGCTCCCTCCTCC